CACCAACATTCTGCACATGGGAATTTAACCGATACGAAGAAGGCGGAAGTCTAAAACCCTATATAGGTTTTGAATGTACTTCTCAAGAATTAATCCCTGAAAACGGAGAAGTTATAACGGACTTTAGATCTTGGATTAATCAATACGCCCCAACAGAAGAAATATAACCATACTGTAATCTACAAAATATAAAGACATCTAGTTTTCTAAGTTTTCGTCTTTTTAATAAGTAAATTAAATTTAATTAAATAATGTCTAACGAGATCATTAAGAATCTAAGCTTTGGAACAGAAGCTAGAGATAACGTATTTAGAGGTATTGATAAATTATACCTAGCAGTAAGCTCTACATTAGGAGCAAGTGGAAAATGTGTTTTACTAGAAGACTCTTCTGGTAAACCAATTGTAACAAAAGATGGTGTAACCGTAGCGAATGCTGTAACACTAATAGACCCAGTAGAAAACATGGGTGCTACTCTTTTAAAACAAGCCGCTAGAAAAACAGTTGAAGAAGCTGGTGACGGAACAACTACAGCAACAATACTAGCACACTCAATTATAAGTGAATGCCAAAAGATTGAAGGCTTTAGTGAAAGAGAGATAAAGTCTAGTGTAAACTCAGCAACAACTAAAGTGTTGAAATACTTGGAAGACAGATCCAAAGAGGTTACTGGAGATATGTTAAAACACATTGCTACTATCTCTGCAAATAACGATGAGGAAATTGGGGAAATTATTTCATCTGCTTTTAATGCGTCTGGGAAAGGTGGTGTAGTCACAATGGAGATATCAAGAGATGAAGAAACATCTTTCGAAGTTGTTAATGGAGCAACATTAGACCAGCCATTGAAGAACTTTCATTTTATTACAAATAAAGATACTGGCGCTTGCGTTTTAAATAATCCTCTTGTTCTAATTGTCGAGAATAAAATAGAAAGCATAAGAAAGATAGAGTCAATTCTTGCTTATGTTATAAAAAACAAAAAAGAATTGCTGATTATCGGTGATGCTGATGAGCAGGTTATCTCAGCATTAGCAATGAATAAAATAAAAGGTAACATAAAGGTTAACGTTGTTGACGCTCCAGATTACGGTATACACAGAAAAGAAAAAATGCATGACCTTGCAATGATAACAGGAGCTACTGTTATTAATGAAGACCTTGGTGATGACATGGATTTAATTCAACCAGAACACCTTGGAAGCTGTTTAAAAGCAACTACAAATAGAGAAGAAACAATTCTAGAAGTAGAGTCTCTTAGCGATGAAGTTAAAGAACTTATAGAGCGTGTTAAAATTCAGATTGAAGAAACAAACCTACCGGGAAAGAAAATCCAATTAGAAAAAAGACTTGCTGTTTTATCTTGTAAGGTCTCAGTTATAAAGGTTGGAGCAAACTCAGAAATAGAACTAAAAGAAAAAAGTGATAGAGTTGAAGACGCTATTTGCGCAACAAGAGCAGCCATCAAGCAAGGCATACTGCCAGGAGGTGGAGTTGCATTATTAAACGCGTCTGATAAAGTTAGACCTTCAAATGATATCGAGAAAGCGTTTTTGAAGGCTATTAGAAGACCTTACGAGGTTATTATGACTAATGGTGAGTACGAAGAGATTATCTATGATAAGAGAGCAGGATATGGCGTTGACATAAAAACTGGTAAGGTTGTAGATATGATTAAAAGTGGAATCATAGATCCATTGTTGGTTACAAAAAGCGCATTGAAGAATGCTGTGTCTGTAGCAACAACAATAATGTCTACAAATTGTGTTATTAGCAACTTAAGACAAATGTAATGGAAGTAATAGGTAAGTATATGCTGATCACTCCTGTTAAAGAAGGAGTCACAAGAAACGCAAGTGGTTTAGAGTTGTCTAATGCTCATAAGGATGATATTAGATACAGGGAAGCCACTGTATTCAAGATAGGAACGCTAGTCGAAGGAATTAATGACGGTGACACAATTTATTATGATAGACACGCTGGTTTTGATATGGATATCAAAGGAGTTGTGTATAAAGTAATAAAAGAGTTTGATGTTGTTGTGGTTGTATGAAAATAGACCCACAATATCTAAAAGAAACAAGTCTATTAAAACACTACAGGACTATTAGGAAATGGGCCTGTAAATCTAATGACCTCACAGATTCAGATATTGAGTTATTAATATATCTGGACTGTGAGGGTAGATTCACAAAGAATGATTACGAAAAAGGTGTTTTCTCGTACAGCTGGGACAAAAGAAGATGGGATAGATTATTTAAGAATGGTTGGATTGTTGTTTGGAGAACAAGGAATCAAACTACTCAAAAATACAACATATACGAGGTTTCTTTAAGAACTAAGCAAATGATTAATAAGATGTACAAGATAATGCTTGGGCAAGAAAATTTACCAACGAGTAGCTACAATAAGATAATGCTCGGTAAAACATATAGTGACAAAGTTTTATCCAAGTCAATCATTTCTGTTAATAATGACAAAAAGAGGTAATATATACTACAAGACAATTTCTTAAAATGAAAAACAATCCTAAACAAAAAGATATAATTAATATTTATAACGCTTCAGAACCCATCATTAATAAAAGCGATTATAAAGATAGAAGACTTAAGTCTAGGTCTATGAATAGAATTATGAACTATGTTGAAGAGGATATTCCTGGACCAGCAATGATGGCTATTGATAAAGCTATAAAAAGATCTAGCAAGAATAACATTTTAAAAATGAGGAGTAATAATGGGATTTAATTTAGGAGAATCATTTAATAACTTCGCTGATTTTGCCGTTGATAAATTTCAACAAAGCAATATTGGACAAGCATATAATTATACTACGAATCCTGGTAATTCAAATCGAACACAACCACCACCACAAACCCCTCAACCATCACCAGTAGAAACAATGTCTCCTGAGCAAAAAGAACTTTACAGGATGCGTAATGTTGTAAACAAAGGAAGAGGAGACGATGCTCAAAATCAGGTTTTTAAAGAAGAAAACGAAGACTTGTTTAAAGTGAGCGGGATAAAAGGAAAGATATCAAGAGATGGTGCTACTCCGTCTCCGCAGATTAATCAAACAAACTTTGAAATACCAGCTTCGCCTAGCATTAATCCAGTGTCAAATAGAGCTGACCAAGGTTTGGGAGATTTATTTAAAAGGCTTTATGGTGATATTTCCTCAAGAGGTATTTTTTAAAAAAATTAAAGAAAAAAACTAAGCAAAATGAATAAACAATTAGGAATAAATGCAGTGTGGGATGGTCCTTTAGATACAAGTATGTTTCCAACAAAAAAAGGTGACAGCAATGGTATTAACGGTATTCAGCTTTTAGCTAAAAACCAACCAGCGTGTAAAAGAAGTCCAATTACAGAAAGAGCAAAGGGTTATTAATCCTCAATCGTTAAAAGCAAGATGGAGTTACTAAGAGAATTGCTAGAGCTAGTAAAGGATTACGGAGTATCAACAGTCATATTTTTTGGCTTGATAGTGTTAGGATACTTTAAGCGAGACTGGTTAATGAGTACATTACAAGCTGCCGCTATCGTAAGACAGCACGAGGAAACAATTGCAGAACTTCGTAAAGAGATTCAAGAATTGCGAGAAAAATTAGAGGATTACAATAAGCTGCTACTAGCGCAAACTGCTACAATAGCTAGACTAGAAGAAAGGGTGATTCACGCTGCTAAATCTAGAGTGTCAACAAGAAAACCAAAAGCAGAGTAGTAATGGCATTTTGGGAGATATTTAATAACAGGAACAAGTACAACGAAAAGAACATTGTTGGATTCCTTTCGTTTGCAATGATGTCGCTATTTGCAGCTGTAGATATTGCCACAGGTATATGGGGCAAGGAGTTGGTAATAAACGACATAATCTTTAACTCGTTTGTTTACATTACATTAGGTACATTTGGCATATCTGCTGCGGGCGAGATATTCGGTAAAAAAGAAAAGGATGAAGATTAAAGTACAAAGACTGCACGACACAGGAGACGCTACAGTAGGCGCAATGTTTATTGACGGAGTGTTTCAGTGCTTTACCTTAGAGGACGAACACAGAGACGTTAAGATAAAGGAAGAGACAAGAATCCCAGCAGGAACATACAAGATTAAGTTTAGAAAAGAGGGAGGCTTCCACGCAAAGTACACAGCCAAGTACGGAAGTATGCACAAGGGAATGCTACACGTACAGGACGTACCAAACTTTCAGTGGATACTTATACACACGGGCAACACGGACGAGCATACAGCAGGATGCCTTTTAGTAGGCGAAACAGCAGATCTTGGCGGAGTGATTGGCAGAAGTGTTGACGCTTACAAGAAGATGTACCCAAAGATCGCCAAGGCACTTGAGGACGGAAAAGAGGTTACAATACAGTATCTAGATGAGAATTAATTTCTTAATATGTGTGTTTTTACTTGTACTATCTAGCTGTTCATTTGAAGGCAAGATGGAGAAAAAACTCCGTAAAGCCGAAAGAAAGATAGAGAAGTTGACAATTAAATATCCTCAATTACTACAAAAAGACACACTATATGACACGATTAGTATTATCACTAAGGAGATTAAAATGGATACATCGTTCATTGATGTTCCTGGTGATACTGCTTTTATATATAAAGATAAACTTAAGATTAAATATGTTAGAGTTAATGATTCAGTTTACATTGAAGGTAAATGCGAAAGCGACACAGTTACGCAATTCATTAAGATACCATTTGAGAGGGTTGTAGTAAAAGAGCAGGGAATTATAAAGGAATTGACAAATAATGTCAAGGGTATTGCTGTATCATTGCTACTAATAGTCCTAGGTATACTAGGCATAAGATTTACCTTTAAATTACTGAGATAAGATGCCAACACCTAGAGCAGGAAAAGCAAAAGTAAAAATAACATCCACTGGAAAAAAAGTTAGCTACGGACAAGCTGGTCAAGCTAAAGATGGTGGTCCAAGAGTTAAGCCGGGAACGTCTAAAGGCGATTCATATTGCGCTAGAAGTCTTGGTATAAAAAACGGATTATCAAAAGAAAAACAAAACGACCCAAACACTCCAAATAATCTATCAAGAAAAAGATGGAAGTGTTCCGGGGCTAAATCAAAAAAGTAACAAAGTGGGAAAAGGATTATATGCTAACATTCACGCTAAGCGCAAAAGAATTGAAGAAGGTTCAGGAGAAAAAATGAGAAAACCTGGAGATAAAGGCGCTCCAACTAAATCACAGTTTAAAAAAGCTGCCAAAACAGCGAAAAAATAATCGACATGGGTAAGAAGAAAAAAGAAATAAAAAGGCTCAACAAAGAGCTTGGTAAAACTCCTGATGATATGAAAGGATACAGTAAAAGCGCTGTTGAGAATCCAAATGCTGTTTCTAGTTCTTTAAAAACAATGTCTGGACCTTCTATGTATGGGCGTATGTACAACCATAAAAATATTAGTGGTCCTAACATGATGACTGATAAAGACCCTATGTCAAAAATGCCTACATTAAATCCATTTAATAAAAAAGAATTAGGATTAAAGGAGATAGAGTCAAGAGAGATGGGTGAGTACAAGCCTTCTGAGAATAATCAAAAGCCGTACAATAAAGTTAAAACAGCGTACCTAACAGCTGATAAAAAACTGACAGATATAGAAGGAAAGCATCCAGGTACAAAGGATATGCTTAGAAGTCTTGCTATAGGAGCTTTAGAAACAGGTGTGTCACAAGCCGCTTCTTTAATTGCTGATAAGCGATACAAAGAAGAACAAGCTAGAAACAGGTTTAGTGCTAAAGGAGGCTCAAGAGGATATTCTTCTCAAAAAAAATAAAATGACAGAAAAAGATATAGCCGCTCAGGTTAATGATAATCCATTAACAAAAGAACAAGCTAAAGATCAGTTTATCAAACACACAAAAGAGCTGGGTTTAAAACATACATTTGACTTTGATGAAGCTTGGGAAATAGGTCAAGAATTAAGAAGGAGAAAAGATTTTAGGGATAAAATAACAGATTTGGAACAAAAAATGCTAAACCAAGACGGTGTGTTGGTTGGTGATGAATTGCACGCTTACAATCCTACTGAGCATACTTTTTCTGATGGGTGTTATATTAGAAAAATATTTAATCCAGCTGATCAGTTAATTGTTACAAAAATACATAAGCAGGAACATCCGTTTTTCTTAATGGAGGGAAGTATGTCTGTATTGACAGAAAGTGGCGTTGTGCATTTACAAGCTCCTTATCACGGAATAACAAAGCCCGGAACAAAAAGGATAATTTACACTCACACTGACTGTGTTTTTATAACAGTTCATGCTACTGATAAAAAAACTCCAGAAGAAGTAGAAGAAGATGTTATAGCAAAGGATTTTGATGATCCAATCATCTCGATAGAAGATATTAAATTACTAAAAAAAATAACAATATGAGTTTTGTAGCAACAGCAATAGCGGGAACTGCGTTAGCAGGTACTTTAGCAGCAGCAACTGGTTTGTCAGCAGGAGCAGTAGGAGCTGGATTAACAGCAGCAGGAACAGCTGCGTTAAAAGGTGGTTCTAAAGCAATTACAAAGGGTATTAAAAAAAGCAAAGAAAGAAAAGAAGAACAATCTTCTAAACTAGATAGATTTAACACAAAAAGCCAAAGCACTGGTTACGGAGGTCCGTCTATGATGGGTCATAATCCTATATCAAAACACATGGGTGGAAAAGGCGCGGCTATGTGTGGAGTTAAAAAATAAGTAATATGGGATTCAAGTTAGTTAAACCACCGTATAATCTTGATAGTCCAGTTGTATATCTAAATGATTTTAGTGACGAGCCTTATGTTCTTGGGAGAACTAATGCGAATGGAACTATATTACTAAACAAGGACTTAGACCCTAAATACCACAAGGATGTAATAAAGCATGAAAAAGTTCATGTTGACCAAATTAAAAGGGGTGACCTAAGTTTTGACGGTCCTAATTTTTATTGGAAAGGGAAGAAATATCCTAGGTCATTAAACATGATGGGTACAGGCAAAGAGCCTTGGGAAAAAGAAGCTTACAAAAAAGGTGGGAAACCTTATGGTTCAATACCTGTCTAATAAATAAAATAACAACAATAACAGATGAAGTACAAAGAGGATAAAAACCACGAGAAAAAAGAATCAAAAGCTATGAAATTAGCTGAAGGATATTCTAAAAAAAGCAAAACAGAAGGCAAAAATAAAATGAAGCCTAAAAAATAATACTCAACACTAATTAAATTTAATTATATGAAAATCGAACAGGAAGAACTTGATAAAGTTGTGTCTCAACAAGTAGAGATGAATAACTTACTAAAGCAAATTGGCTTTATTGAGGTTGAAAAAAATACCATGTTAAATAGATACAATGAGGTTTTAATAAACTCTAATCTAACAAAAAAAGAACTTGAGTCTAAATACGGAGCTGTAAATATAAATTTATCAGATGGCTCTTATACAATGATTGATCAGAATCAGTTAGATGAATAAAATTAGGAAGATAACTGTTGGTAAAGAGTATAAAGAAAACTCAATGCATTTTTCTGTTGGGCAACCAGTTTATGATGATCATTGTATTTGCGATATACAGAACATTGAAGAAGAAAATGTATACAGAGTGTACATAACAAAAAACAATGAGGTAATGCCTTGGAAGGACTTTAATAAAAACATGGGTATATCTGTTGAGTATGATTTAAAATACTAATACGCATGAACAGTGTGTATGATTTTATTATCAAACCTACAAATAGTAGGTACAATAACACTAAGAAAATTGGTGGTATTGATTTTGTTACAAACACTAAAATAGAGAGCTATAAAAGTGTTAGTAATGAAGCAGAAGTAATCGCTACGCCTTTAGCCATAAAAACCGATATAAAAGTTGGTGACAAAGTAATTGTTCACCACAATGTTTTTAGAAGGTTTTATGACATAAGAGGTAATGAAAAAAACAGTAGGAGTCATATAGCAGACGATATGTACGCTTGTTCACCAGAGCAGATATATTTATACGCAGACAATAAATCAAACCTTGATTATTGTTTTGTTCAACCACTTGTTAATACTGACAAGTGGTCAACTAAAAAAGAAAAAGCTCTTACTGGAATTTTAAAATTTGGAAATAAGATTCTTGATGAAAATAATGTACATCCAGGAATGGTTGTTGGATTCACTCCTGAGTCTGAGTTTGAGTTTGTTGTAGATGGTGAGCTATTATATTGTATGAAATCTAAAAATATTGTCTTTTCTTATGGAGATGAAGGAAATGAAACTAAGTATAATCCAAGCTGGACGAACGGCAGTTGAGGAATTAATTAAGGTTGCTAAAGAACCAATAGTTACAGGGGGAGAAGATGATGTTTCTTCTGATAGATTAAAGAATGCGGCAGCAACTAAAAAGCTTGCGATATTTGATGCGTTTGAAATTCTTAACAGAATAAATGACGAAGAAAATGCTTTGAATGATATTGAAATATCAAATCCTTCAAAAAAGATTTTTTCTGGTTTTGCTGAAGGTAGATCTAAGAAGTAATGTACGAACAGTCATTAATAAAAGTATTAGATGATTACATAAAGCCTCATGTTCTAAAGAAAATGAACAAGGCTAAGAAGTGGCAGTATGGATATAACGAAGACCACGACATGGTTGTTATAAGCAAGACTGGTGAAATAGGTGAAGTATACGAAATACAAAACTTAAAAATAGCACTTCCAAGCGAGTTTGATGTAGTTAAGTTCAGTAAAAATAAATGGACTCATACAGAATTACCAAAAGAATTATCAAGGTTTAAGACAGTATTTGATTGGAATGATGCCTCAGATAATTTTAAAAACAATTGGTTTGACTACATAGACTCTGAGTTTAATAAAAGAGAAAATGGTTTTTGGTTTGTAAATAAAGACAAACCAACATACATAACTGGGTCTCACTACACGTATCTTCAGTGGTCTAAGATTGATGTTGGCACTCCTGACTTTAGAGAGTCAAACAGGATATTTTTTATTTTTTGGGAGGCTTGCAAGGCTGACCCAAGGTCTTATGGAATGTGTTACTTAAAGAATAGAAGATCTGGATTTTCATTTATGTCTTCAGCCGAAGTAGTTAATGTAGCAACATTGTCTAGCGACTCTAGATTTGGGATACTATCAAAAACTGGGCAGGATGCTAAAAAAATGTTTACGGATAAGGTTGTTCCTATATCTGTAAATTATCCATTTTTCTTTAAGCCTATACAGGACGGTATGGATAGACCTAAAACAGAATTAGCCTATAGAGTTCCAGCGTCTAAGTTTACTAGAAAAAAACTAGATACTAATGTTCATATTGAAGATGTAAACGGTCTTGATACAACAATAGACTGGAAAAATACAGGTGATAACTCTTACGATGGTGAAAAATTATTAATACTAATTCACGATGAATCTGGTAAATGGGAAAAACCAACTAACATACTTAACAATTGGAGGATTACAAAAACGTGTTTGAGATTAGGTAGTCGAATCATTGGCAAGTGCATGATGGGTTCTACTTCTAATTCTTTAGATAAAGGAGGAGATAACTTTAAAAAGCTTTATGAAAATTCTGACGTAACAAAAAGAAACGCAAACGGACAGACATCATCTGGCTTGTATTCTTTATTTATTTCAATGGAATGGAATTATGAAGGATATATAGATGAGTACGGATATCCAGTGTTTGAAACTCCAGAAGAAAAAATTTACGACCCATATGGTAATCAAATAAAAACAGGAGTTATTGATTACTGGCAAAACGAAGTTGATGGATTAAAGAAAGACCAAGATGCGTTAAATGAATATTACAGACAGTTTCCAAGAAGTGTAGAACACGCTTTTAGAGATGAGGCTAAAAATTCATTGTTTAATCTTGCTAAAATTTACCAGCAAGTAGATTACAACCAAGATCTTAGAAATACTAACATATTAACTAAAGGTAATTTCCAATGGGAAAATGGCATACCAGACACAAGGGTGATATTTATGCCAAGTAATAATGGTAGATTTTTAATTTCTTGGACTCCTCCTATAAATTTACAAAATAGAGTAATAATAAAGAATGGAGTTAAATATCCTGGTAATGAACATATAGGAGCATTTGGTTGCGATAGTTACGATATTTCAGGAACTGTAAGCGGCTCAGGTTCAAATGGTTCATTACATGGATTGACAAAGTTCTCAATGGAAGAAGCTCCTGCTAATCATTTTTTCTTAGAATACATATCTAGACCTCAAACAGCTGAAATATTTTTTGAAGATGTTTTAATGGCTATCATTTTTTACGGTATGCCTATACTATGTGAGAATAACAAGCCAAGATTGTTGTACCACATAAAGAGAAGAGGATATAGGGGTTTTTCAATGAACAGACCAGATAGGGTTTGGAATAACCTTTCGCAAACGGAAAAAGAAATAGGTGGAATACCAAACTCAAGTGAGGATGTAAAACAAGCTCACGCTGCTGCTATAGAAACCTACATAGATGAATGTGTTGGTGAACTAGGAGATTTTGAGTTTGGAGATATGTATTTTGATAGGACGTTAAATGATTGGGCGAGATTTGATATAAACAACAGAACAAAGTTTGATGCGTCTATTAGTTCAGGACTAGCAATAATGGCTTGTAACAAAAATAGATATGCACCCATAAATAAAGTAGTTAGAAATAACATCAGTCTTGGATTTAAAAGATATGACAACTCTGGTAACATTTCCAAAATAATAAATAAATGAGTATAAGTACAAATCCAAATAGTTCGTTCCCAAGCCAAGTCGTTAGTGATGAGGAAAAAAGTAGTTTTGAGTATGGCGCTCAGGTTGGTAGAGCTATAGAGGGTGAGTGGTTTAACGGTGGTAGAAGCGGAAACAGATTTGCTACTAACTGGAATAAGTACCACAACTTAAGATTGTACGCTAGAGGTGAACAACCTATACAAAAATACAAGGATGAATTATCTATAAATGGTGATTTGTCATACCTTAATTTAGATTGGAAGCCAGTACCAGTTATATCAAAGTTTGTGGATATAGTGGTTAATGGGATGTCTGAAAAGAAGTATAAGATTAACGCATACTCTCAAGACCCAGCTTCATTAAAAGAAAGAACAAACTACGCAAACAACTTATTAAGAGATGTTGTAGCTCAAGAGCAAATACAAAAGTTGAAAAACGATTTAGGTATAGATGTTTCTAACTTCCCAAATAAGGTTGATATGCCAGAGAACCCTGAAGAGGTGGCTATATATATGCAACTAAAATACAAGCCATCAATAGAGATAGCTGAAGAAGAAGCAATAAACAATACGTTTGACAAAAACAAATTTGAATTAACAAGAAGAAGATTAAACCTAGATTTAACCGTACTTGGTATCGCATCAGTAAAAACAAGTTGGAATAAATCAGAGGGCATCGTCATTGAGTACTGCGACCCGGCTAGAATGGTTTGGTCTTACACAGAAGACCCAAACTTTGAAGATATATACTATGTTGGAGAGGTTAAGTCAATAACAATACCAGAGCTGAAAAAGCAATTCCCAAATATATCTGAGCAAGAGCTTAATGAGATTTCTAAGATGGGGAATCGAAACGATTTTGTTGTTGGGTGGAATGATTACGATGAAAATACTGTTCAGGTTTTATACTTTGAGTATAAGACATATATGAATCAAGTATTCAAAATAAAACAAACTGGAACTGGATTAGAAAAAGTATTAGAGAAAACAGACTCATTCAACCCACCTCAGTCAGACACATTCCAAAGAGTTTCTAGAACTATAGATGTTTTATACCAAGGCGTAAAAATACTTGGAAGAGATAGAATGATTGATTGGAGGTTAGCTGAAAACATGACTAGACCTTACGCTGACACAACTAAGGTTAGAATGAATTACGCTATCACAGCTCCTAGAATGTATAAGGGAAGGATAGAGTCTACCGTAAGTAAGATTACAGGATTTGCAGATATGATTAATATCACTAACCTAAAAATACAACAGGTTATATCTAGATTAGTACCAGATGGTGTTTATTTGGATGTTGACGGATTAGCTGAAGTAGACTTAGGTAATGGAACGAATTATAGTCCGCAGGAAGCTTTAAATATGTACTTCCAAACAGGTAGTATACTTGGCAGGTCATTAACACAAGAAGGTGACGCAAACAGAGGGAAAGTTCCTATCCAGGAATTAAACTCATCAAACGGACAAGCAAAATTAGCTGCTTTAATAAATACTTATCAGTACTACTTGCAGATGATCAGAGATGTGACTGGTCTTAACGAAGCAAGAGATGGTAGCACTCCAATGGAGGATACGCTCGTAGGGCTTCAGAAGCTTGCCGCTAATGCGTCAAATGTAGCAACTAGACACATATTACAGTCTAGCTTGTATTTGATTGCTAGAACGGCTGAAAACTTGTCGTTAAGAATTGCTGACTCTGTTGAATTTGCATTGACAAACAATTCTCTTCAAAGCGCAATAAGTGCTTACAATGTAGGTACGCTTCAAGAAATTAGCAAGCTTCACTTACACGACTTTGGTATTTATCTAGAACTTGAGCCAGAAGATGAAGAAAAAGCTCAGTTGGAGCAAAACATACAGATTGCCCTAAAGATGGGAGGAATCGACATAGAAGATGTTATTGACATTAGAGAGATAAACAACATCAAACTTGCTAATGAGATTCTAAAGCAGAAAAGACAAAAGAAGCTTGAAAGAGAAAGAGCGCAGCAAGAACAGAATATAAAGATGCAGGGAGAGGCTAACGCTCAGGCTGCTGAAAGAGCTGCTATGGCTGAAACTCAAAAACAACAAGCGCTTACTGCTGAAAAAATAAATATTGAGCAAGCAAAATCAAACTTTATAATCACACAGATGAGAGAGGAAGCTGAGATTAAAAGAGGTTTGATGCAAGCGGAGTTTGATTTCAATATGCAGTTAGCTCAAATAAAAGCTAATTCTGAAGGAACAAAAGTAAGAGAAACGGAAGACAGAAAAGACAAGCGAACTAAAATACAAGCATCACAGCAAAGTGAGCTTATTAATCAAAGGAAAAACAATTTACTACCAACGGATTTTGAATCATCCGGGAATGATGTGCTAGGAGGCATCGGCTTGGAGCAGTTCGAACCAAGGTAATCTTTTAAACAATTATATATTATACTATTATGGCAGAAACAAAATTGGATTTATCAAAAGTAAAACCTAAAAAAACACAAGAGACAGTAACTAAGCTAGATTTATCAGCTAAAAATGTAGATGACAAGGTTGAGGAAGTTAAGTTACAAGAGGTTGTAGAAGTAGAAAAAAAAGAGGTTGAAACAACTGAATCAGAAAAATCAATTATTGAAATAGGGGAGAAAATGGATTTTGTAAGCCCTATTGAGGTTACAGATGATAAAGTAAGCCTATCATTACCCGCTGGTGTTGACAAGCTAGTTGAGTTTATCAATGAAACAGGTGGTGACTTAAATGATTATCTGAGACTTAACGCAGATTATTCTACTGTTGATGAAAAAACATTACTGAAGGAGTACTATAAAAAAATAAAACCACACCTTGATAACGAGGAATTGGACTTTATAATTGATGAAAACTTTAGTTATGATGAAGACATTGATGATGAGCGAGACATCAAGTTAAAAAAACTCGCTAAAAAAGAAGAGGTTTCAAAAGCTCGTTCTTTCTTAGATGATTTAAAGGGTAAATATTACGAGGAAATCAAGTCGAGACCTACGTTATCCAACGAACAAAAGAAAGCAACGGACTTTTTCAATCGTTATAAAGAAGGACAACAAAAAGCTGAAGAGAACAGTAAGTTGTTTCAATCCAAAACTAAAAACTTCTTCCAAAATGAATTCAAAGGTTTTGATTTTGATTTTGGAGAAAAGAAATTTAGGTACGGAGTGAGCAACACTGACTCAATTGCTGAATCACAGTCTAATATTGACAATATATTGGGAAAGTTTCTCGATGAAAAAGGCAATGTAAAAGACCTAAGTGGTTATCACAAAGCAATGTATGCAGCTCAAAACGTTGACAAAATTGCCTCACACTTCTATGAGCAAGGAAAGGCTGATGCTATCAGGGATGTTTCTGTTAAATCTAAAAACATAACAACAGATTCTCCAAGACAGACAGCTAACGATAGCTTGTTTATAGGTGGTTTAAAGGTTAAGGCTGTTAATGGTGTTAGTTCTTCGAAACTAAAAATTAACAAAAACAAATTTTAAAAATTAAACTATGGGAACATTTGCAACTAACGATCCGTTAGGTTCGTTTTCTTTGACCCCTACTCCATTCAAGAGTATTACAGAGGGTTCTTACTTAAACTTTGCTGATGGCAGCGGAAACGATTTCGCCCAACAGTATTTACCAGAAATCTATGAAGCAGAAGTAGAGCGCTACGGCAATCGTACTGTATCTGGGTTTCTTCGAATGGTTGGCGCTGAAATGCCAATGACATCTGATCAAGTTATTTGGTCTGAGCAAAATCGTTTACACCTTTCTTACGAAGACGGAATGGGTGGAGCAAACGCAACATTCCCGTCTGATATTCAGATAGGAACTGGCACAACTTTGATTACTGGTTTAGCTGGTGAGAACTCAGTAGGTGCTTCAATCGCTCCAGCTATCAGAGCTGGTTCTACTATTGTAGTTTACAATACAGTTACATTTGCCTCTGTTAAATGTTTTGTAGCTGCTGCTCCTTCTCCTACAATGGGAGGCTTGTATCAAATCAACGCTTATCCTTATGATGCTGCTAACCTAGATGCTGTTTCTAACTTTACAGGCGGTGGTAGCATCAAAATCTTTGTTTACGGATCTGAATTTGGTAAAGGTACTGAAGGCATGAGTGGAAGCATTACTCCTTCTTTTACTCAATACAACAACAGTCCAGTTATCATTAAAGATAATTACGAGATTTCTGGTTCTGACACAGCTCAAATTGGGTGGGTTGAAGTAACTGATGAAGCTGGTCTATCTGGATACCTATGGTACTTGAAGGCTGAAGGCGAGACTCGCTTGCGTTTTCAAGACTATTTGGAAATGGTATCTGTAGAAGGTGAACTTGCGGCTGCTGGTTCTGCTGCTATCGGACAACTTGCTGGAGGTAGTTCAAATGCTTTCGTAAAAGGAACTCAAGGTATGTTCGCAGCTATTGAAGAAAGAGGGAATGTTTACAATAACTTCTCTGCTGCTACAGGTCTTGCTGACTTTGATAAAGTATTAGATAACCTTGATAAGCAGGGTGCTATTGAAGAGAATATGCTATTCTTAAACAGAGGTACTTCTCTTGATTTTGATGATATGCTTGCAGCTCAAAACTCTTACGGTGCTGGTGGTACTTCTTACGGTGTATTTGAAAACAGCGCTGACATGGCCTTGAATCTTGGTTTCTCTGGATTCCGTAGAGGTTCTTATGACTTCTATAAGACAGATTGGAAATATCTTAACGATGCTTCTACTCGTGGTCTTACTCAAGACATTGATGGAGTTTTAGTTCCTGCTGGAACATCAACTGTTTACGATCAAATGTTGGGTACTAACGTACGCAGACCATTCCTTCACGTTCGTTATCGTGCTTCAGAGGCTGATGACCGTAGAATGAAGTCTTGGGTTACAGGTTCTGTGGGCGGTGCTGTTACTTCATCTCTTGATGCGATGACAGTTAACTTCCTTTCTGAAAGATGTTTAGTTACACAGGCTGCTAACAACTTCGTGTTGTTTAAGTCTACAGCGGCTTAATATTAATTCAAAACAGAGGCTGCAATTTGTGGCCTCTGTTTATTTTTTTTTTTAATTATTTAATTATATTTTATTATGGCTAGACCTAGAAAAACATATGAAACATTAGATCCTCAAGTAGATAACATTGAGGAAACTGAAATTGAAACACAAGAAGTGTTTAACGAAGATTACGAAGAAACGGTGGAACAACCTAAAGCCTCAGCAAAAGTTAAACCATCGGTTAAAAAACAAGATGATTGGGAAATAAAAGACCGTCAATATTTTTTAACAAATAACAAATCACCACTTACTTTCACATTAGCTAGTAAGCACAGTCCAAGACATCCGTTATTTTGGTATGACTCAGAAATGAGAACACAAAGAGAGATACGGTATGCTACGAACCAAAAAAGTTGTTTTGTTGATGAGCAAAAAGGATCTGTAACACTAGAGCATATTGTATTCAAAAATGGAACGTTATTTGTTCCAAAAGAACAGCAATCATTGCAACAATTACTTTCTATTTTCCACCCACATAAAAACAAATTATACAAAGAATTTGATCCAGTTGAGCAAGCTGAATATGGATTAGAGGACTTAGAGGTTGAAGTAGAGGCAATGACAGCTGCTATAAATCTAGATATTGATCATGCAGAGGCTATCCTTAGAGCTGAAAAAGGATCGTCAGTATCTAAAATGACAAGCAAAGAAATCAGGAGAGACTTGGTTTTATTGGCGAAGCAAAATCCAAAACTATTTATTAGTTTAGCTATTGACGAAAACATTCAACTAAGAAATGTTGCTGTAAAGGCTGCTGAACAGGGTATAATTAAACTATCTCAAGACCAACGAACATTTACGTGGGCCTCTAATGGTAGGAAATTAATTACCGTTCCGTTTGATGAGCATCCATATTCTGCTATGGCTGCATTCTTTAAGACAGATGAGGGTATGGAAGTATTTTCATCTATCGAGAAGAAATTAGTATAACAACGTAATATATTATAGAGGTTAGGTCAGTTCAAAGCTGACCTAACTGATATAATCAATAAATTAAAATATGGCTATAAACATTAACGATGTATATAAAACTACTTTACTAATTCTCAATAAAGAACAAAGAGGTTATGTACCTCCATCTGAGTTTAATAAAATAGCCAATCAAGTTCAATTGCAGATGTTTGAAAACTATGCAGAAGAACTAAACCAGCAAATTCGGATTCCACAAGCCGATGCTGATTACTCGGACAGGGTAATGAATACAGATGAGAAACTATCTATATTTAAGACATTTGGTGACGCATTATACGACAACACCACAACACCAAACACTCCTTACTGGACAATGCCAGTAGACTTATATCGCTTAGGTCAGGTTGTGTATACCGGGTTAAATAATAACCAAGTTGAATTACAAAGATTGCAAAGACATGATTTCTATAACATACAGAGATCACCTTTAACAGCATCGACAAAATACTTTCCAACGTGTCTGTACGAGAACGAAAAAATATACGTTAAGCCAGATTCAATAAAGACTGGAATATCTTTAGATTACCTTAGAAAACCAAAAGAGCCTAGATGGGGGTATAGCGTAGGTAGATTAGGGCAATATGTTTACGACCCTACTACATACGGAGCTTCTTTACTAAATACAGGTTCTAACGTACTAACAAGCAGTATAACTCAAAATGTTATTGACGGTGTAATAGGAACTTACACGCCAACTTATCAGACAACTGGAGTTGGAACTGGGTTAATACTAAGTGCAACCGTAACATCTACCGATACTGTGTCTATAAGTGTTGTGTCAGCAGGTACTGGATTTAAAGTTGGAGATCAAATAGAAATTAATGACGACCAGTTAGGTATTGATTCTTTTGGAGCGATAATAACACTTCAAGAATCAGACTTTAACGCTGACAGCACGTACGGATCAACAGATATAGAACTACACGTTTCTGAGCAGACTGACTTTATAATTAAAGTATTATTTTACTTTGGCGTAGTAATCAGAGACCCACAGGTAATTCAAGTAGCTACTCAAGAGGCTAGAGCAGAAGAGATAAACGAAAAAAGCTAATAAAATATGTCAACACCAAACGGAGGTTTAATTACCGAAACAAATGAAGAGTACTACGTTGGTCAGAAGGTGTACAACCTAACTTCCGTACAGAATGAATTTGTGACAACTCTTAACACTGAGCTTACAGATGGAGTGGTGGGTGAGTACAATAGAAATTACTACTTACAAACTAGTAACAATAGCGGCTCTACTTGGGTAACAATCCCGTCAGAGGTTAAGACTGGCACAACAAATACAGTAGTAAGTGGCACAAATGATACGCCAATTGATTTAAATCCAGGTATACTTGTAAGAGTAGTTCTGTTTGTGGCTGCATTAGAGGCTAATTACGGAGGTTATTCTTATATAAAGCTTGGAGATATCATAAACAACTTTTTAATCGCTTACGTTGGAGCTGGTAAGCTTATACCTAGTGTTAAGAGAACTGATGTTATATTCCACGCTAAAAGAGGTCTTCAAGAATTTAGTTACGACACATTGAAAAGTGTAAGCTCAATTGAATTAACAATACCTCCTAGTCTTAGTTTACCAATCCCTCAAGACTACGTAAACTATGTTAGATTGTCGTGGATAGACCAACTTGGCGTTAAACACATCATACACCCAGCTAACAACCTGACGATAAATCCAACACAAAGTCCTCAGCAAGACTCTACTGGTGAGATTATCCAAGATAGTTTTGGTGTTAATAACCAACTTTCTTCACAGACTGATCAAAGGTGGAACACAAACGACACAAATAAAATAACTGGTGTATTTAATCAAAATACTGTAAACGAAGGATATGATTGGTGGGGTAATGGACAAGGCTACGCATGGGGGAATGGTGGATACTTTGGTCAAAGATATGGGTTAGACCCAGCGTTAACTCAAGGTAACGGATGGTTCACAGTTAATGAAAGAACAGGGTCGTTTAGTTTTTCAAGTAACTTGTCAAATAAGCTTGTTGTCATAGAGTATGTTTCTGATGGCCTTGCTTATAACGAGGACTCAAAAGTTCCTAAGATGGCTGAGGATGCAATGTATTCTCATTTAGTGTATAGCATACTATCTACTAGAGTAAACCAACCAGAGTACGTTGTTCAGCGTTGGAAAAAAGACAGATACGCCAAATTACGAAATGCTAAAATCAGACTTTCTAATTTAAAGATGGATGAGCTTACTCAGGTAATGAGAGGTAAGTCTAAGATGATTAAACACTAATATTAAATGGCAGAAACTAAAAACGTTTTTCTTGGAGCTAAGATGAATAAAGATCTTGATCCAAGATTGATATCTAACCGTGAATATATAGAAGCTAGAAATGCTTCGGTTACTGATTCAGCTGGGGGTGACTCTGGTATGCTTGAAAATGTTTTTGGCAATATAGAGTTAACTGACTTTGGATTAACTGATTCAAAGTTAAAAATTATAGGTCTTTACGTAGACAGCTCTAATGATAGATTGTTTGCCTTTATTACTAACTACACAGATTCGTCTGCTAGTGGTTTATCAAACCCAGCTCCGTCTGCTTCGGCTCATTATATAGCTGTATATAACACAGTATCAAATGATTATACAATTCTTGTTGGTGGTAGCTTTTTAAACTTTTCTGATACACATGAAATTCTAGGCATTGACCTGATAGAGAACTTGTTGTTTTTTACAGACAATAGAAATCAACCTAGAAAAATAAATGTAAACCTAGCTCTAGCAAATCCATATGGCTCATCAAATCCTTACTACACATCTGAAGACCATATATCGGTAGCTAAGTACTATCCGTGTTTCGCTCCAGATCTAAGCACACTTAATGGTGATGGCACATTATTTACTGGGAGCGTGCTTCAATTGCAAACAATACCAAGAATAAACGGGTTGGCCTCACCTCCTCCTTCTCAATCATTTACCGTTGGCTCTAATGCTACAACTAGCGGTGTTGGTGGAGCATTAACATTTTCTGTTAGCTTTGCTCCAACTGGTGCTACAAACCAATATATTATTGAAACTGGAATAACTACAAACAATGGAGTTAGTGGTTACGAACCAGGAGATACGATAACAATAAGTAACGCTACACTATCGGCATTGTTTTTTCCCGCAAGCGTTCTTGGAGACGCTGTATTTGTTGTCACTAGGTCAAACATGGCTAGAACTCAGTCTATGTGGGACGTTGTAAGTCAAAACCTTCCAGATGGTGTTACTCCAAATCCATATTACGATGCTAACTTTACAGGCGATGAAAAATTCTTGTCTGACAAATTTGTAAGATTTTCTTACAGGTTCAAATTTGAAGATAACGAGTATTCGTTAATAGCTCCGTTTTCACAAGCGGCATTCATACCTAAGCAAGATGGATACTTTACGGAGGATTCTATACCTACAAGTATGTTAGACTCAGCTTCTGATAGTGATGAGGTAAGTACTATTAAAAGTACCGTAGTTGATTTTTTTGAAAATAAAGTAAACAAGGTAGACGTTAGCATACCAATGCCAGAAGATGTTGTACTTGGGGATGACACGAATAGCATTTATGATAAGTACAAGGTAACTGAGATAGATATATTATACAAAGAGTCAGACGGTGTAACAATAAAAGTTGTAGACACAATAACGTTTGACGAACTTAAAACAGCGTCCGGGACAGAATACATCTACACGTACGACTCATCAAAGCCAATAAGGTCATTACCCACAAAAGAAACAATTAGAGTTAGTGATAAAGTTCCGTTAAGAGCAAAAGCACAAGCTGTTGCTGGTAATAGAGTTATATACGGAAATCTAACCTTAAGAAGCGCTTCTCTAGGCTCTTTGAGTTACAGCGTAACAACTGGAAGTAAATTAACTTACGGCTCATTTAGTTCAACATCTCAAAGGGAGTACCCAAATCATACGGTAAAACAAAATAGAACATACCAAGTTGGAGTAGTTTTATCTGATAAATTTGGAAGGCAGTCAGATGTGATACTCTCACCAAATTCAACTGTATTTCATCCGTACAAGAGTTCTCTTATGGACTTGGATTATTTAGGTGATTCTTTACAGGTTCAATTTAACGCTCCTATACCAAATGTTTCGTCAAACATAGGGTACATAGGCTTGTACAACGAAGAGGAAAATCCTCTAGGCTGGTACAGCTATAAGTTTGTAGTAAAACAACAGGAGCAGAGTTATTACAATGTTTACCTACCAACAATATTAAATGGATACCCACAAAACATAACTGGTAACGCAGCGTATGATTTGGTCAATGACGAAGCTTATATAACTCTTTTTTCTGATAACATAAACAAAGTACCTAGAGACTTGCAGGAAGTTGGGCCTCAAGATGTTCAGTTTTCAAGCTCTGTAAGACTTTATGGCAGGGTTTACAATACTAGTTATTTATCTACATCAGCTACAAATAGACAGTACTTTCCAGAAAATATAGCTGACGAAGTAACATTGATAGGTGATAGAAATGAAATTGGGTTAGATAGAACCGCTGGCGGTAAGGAGTATTATAGCTCTCCATTTTACAGTATACCAACAGATAATATTGGAGATGTGATTGGAGACGGATCATCATTAGTAGGAGCAAACCCATACATTGGTAGAGTGTCCACGTTGAAGTTAATTGGAGCGCCAGGCGGTGGTGATTTAACCTCTACTCCAGCTCCGGGTGTTACCGACTTAAAAACAAGATTAAATGTATACGAAACAGCACCGTTTGTATCAAACTTAGATATATTTTGGGAGACTAGCACCTCTGGACTTATTTCTGAGTTAAATAAAAACGTAGCTCAAAACTTCTCAAAGACACCAGTTCAGTTAAGAGATTTTGTGTGGAGCTTGTCAGAAGATGATACTCCAGGAACTGAGATTTGTAGGTTTAACTTAGCCACATCTAACAATATTTTATTGTCTAACATCAACACACAGGCAGAATTAATAGAGGTTAGAGATGGTAACGGTGGAGTTGTTACAGATAAGTTTAATATCTATAAAGATTTTGATAATAGTTTTTATATAACAACTTCAGCTGGGGCTTACTTTACTTATAATCAGCATAGTATAATAAGAGATAACTACACCTTTACAATAAAGGCTTCTAATGGGAATACGAGTGTTTCATTAATATCCACTGGATACGGTAATTATCTATCAAATGTATCTCCAAGCGCTACCGCATCTACAGTTAATCCAATACAAGAAATAAGACAACCCTCTGCTTGGTCTGAACTTTCTGTTTTAGACGGAGTTAATGGATCTGCCGAAACATCAGCTCAAAAGACTGGTCTTGTGTGGGAGGTTGTAAAGGCTGAGTTTCAATGGACTAACAATAGCAATCAATGGACAGAGTACGAGACTCCTGTTGGAGATATGTTTAGAATAGTTAAGGGAAGTGGACAGTCTATACCTGAGACGTTGCAGTACAATAATCAATTTGTATGCTTAAATGTTTTAGGAGCTAACTTGAGTTCTTTATACAACTACCAAAACAGAACTACTACAAATGTAAGGGTTACACTTAGATTAATTGACTCAGGAGGAACTGGACTACAGTACCAAACCATACAGTCTACAACTATAAATAGAACAGATTAAATATGGGTGCATTAATTGAAATAAAATACTTCAACTCATTTATAGTTAAAAAAGTTACCACCTCTGGTTCTCCAGCAGGTGGTAAAGCTATTTGGCCCGGTATACCTTGGAATCCATATAGTTTAACATGGCCTACAAATGGAGTCCCGGAGACAGCTGTGTCAAACAATTACAGGTGGTACGTAGAAGAGTCTAGAATTAGAGGTGGTTATAATAACACCGAAACTGGTTATGGTGTTAGGGCTTATATAACCGAAACAAAAGATGATGAAATTGTATCGTCAAATTCATTAATCTACTCAGGTATATACAACGCGCTTACTGATTTTAACGAAACAAACGTATTCTCAGTTGGTGAAAACATAACAAAGAGTGTTGACCCAACATACGGAAGCATACAAAGAATATACACCAATGATGGTAACCTAATGGTGTTCCAGGAAGATAAGGTGAGTAGAGCGTTGATAGACAAGTCTGCAATATACTCTGCTGAAGGAGACGCTACGGTTACGTCAAGCGACTTAGTGATAGGTCAGGTAACCCCTTACTCTGGTGAATATGGAATAGGTAAACACCCGGAATCATTTGCTAAAAAAGGCAATAGAATTTATTGGGGTGACCAACCAAGGGGAGCTATTTTAAGACTCTCCAGAGACGGTATCACAGAAATTAGTGAGTATGGAATGAGGGATCATTTTAGAGATGAACTTTCGTCAATAACAGGTAATTATAAGTTAAGTGATTTGATTGCTTTCGCGGTGTCTGGAACTGGTCAAACAATAAATTTAACTGGTTCTGTAGACTTGATAGAGCTTGGTATGAGCGTGTACGGAAACTACGGTGGTGTTAGTGGTGCTTATGTTACAAACATATCGGTGACTAGTCCAACATCAGCAAGTGTAACCTTTAGTCAATTTATGAACGCTGGATCTGGAACTCTTAACCTATACAAACTTGTTAAAGATAAGGTAGTTGGTGGTTACGATAACTATCAAGACTCTTACGTTGTTTCAATACAGCCAGCTGTAAAAAATCTATCAGTAGGTGATGGTGAGTACAGTACAGTTTCTTTTAACGATTCAAATAACGGATTCAGCAGCTTTTGGGATTACAAGCCAAATATTGCAGATACATTAAACTCAAGTTATTACACAGCAAAGGGTGGAAGTATATGGAAGCACTATGACAATACTACGGCTAAAAACAAAGGTTTGTTCTATGGTCAGCAAACTGAAACTAGTGTGACGTTTGTATTTAACCCAAGCGTGTCTATATCTAAGAATTTTAATGTTGTTTCATACGAAGGAACAAATGGTTGGACAATAGAAAGTTTTAAGTCAGATGCTCAAGGCATTGACCTAAATAATTATTCTGGACCACCTAGTTTGAATGACTACCAAGATGTGACTGCAAACGTCTATAGTTATGACGAAGGAGCTTATAAGGAAGGTGGAACTACCTACAGAGCAGGATTCGATAGAAAAGAAGGTAAGTATGTTGCTAATTTAATTAATAATAGTACTGCTAGAATTGATGAGGTTGTTTACGGAAACGACATATCAGGAATAAAAGGATTTTACGCAACAGTAAAAATAAAAACAGATTTAACGACTGATGTTGGTGGAAGCAAGCAATTATTTGCGGTATCAACTAACAATGTGCTTTCATCAAAATAACATAGTAAGAAATGGGAAGAAAAAGAAGAGAGGCTATTGCAGCTCAGGAAAGGGAGCAGTACTACAACGAACAGGCTAAATTGAACTATAGTTCTTTAATGAATATTAGGAGTCAAAGAGCTGAGATTTTAGACCCGTCATCAGCAGTTACTGATATAAGCGACACGTTCTTTAATCCTTATGCTAATTTAGGTGTTGCTACTCAAGCTGCGAAAATGCAAATGGAACAAACAGACGCTGCGCTTGCTAACACGTTAGACACTCTTAGGGCTACAGGTTCAGGAGCTGGTGGTGCAACCGCTTTAGCACAAGCTGCTTTACAGAGTAAAAGAGAGGTTACGGCAAACATAGAACAACAAGAGGCTAAGAATCAACAGTTAAAAGCTGATGGTGACGCACAACTTCAAAAAATGGTTGCATCTGAAAAACAAAGGGTTCAAGCTGCTAAGGCTGCTGGTATGGAGTTCACATTCTCTGCTGAGGAGGCAAGAACAAATGCTGATTTAGATTTCTACGCAAACCAAATGCAGTTAGCTGATGATAGATCTTATCAAGCACTTGGTGATTTTGAAGCGTCAGTTTTATCAAGAAGGAGACTTTCTAAAGATGTATTTGGCAGTTCGCGTGATTACAATCTCGGAAATCCTTATTAATAATTATTACAAAAAACATCGAAATGGGTTATAGAGATCAAGGAGGAATCAGTCAGAGGGATTCAAGGCCAATAGAGAGGAATGACATTGGAGGTCAGATTGCAGCGGCAGCTGTCTCTACTGTAGGTGGTTTAGCTGTTGGTTTTTTTGACGCTAATAGACAAAGAAAAGCGAAGAATCAAGAGATTATTAAGAATGCTGAGACGCAAAAAATGACGATGCAGAATGATCTTAATAAATCATTTGGCCCTCAATTTGACGATAAAGGCAATATAGTTAAGCAAGCTGCATCTGAAAATACAGATGTATTGAAGCAAACCATGAGTAAAGTATTGGATGATCAAACAGAAGCATTGATTGCGTACAACTCATCAGGTGGGAGCTACAACAGACAGAAGGTAGACCCTATCACCGGGGAGATTAGAACTATTACAAGAGAGGATGATTTAAATCAAATTAAAGCTGGTAACGACTTAATAAATAATGTAGGTCAAACTGTAGATTTATACAATGCCAACCTTGGCAAGATGGAAGACATACTTGCTACCAAAGGAGTTGGTACAGGTAGAGGTCAGATAAACCCAGAGCTAACAGACCCAAAAGTTATGGCTATTGCCATGTCTACTAATCCAAGTAATGGAATAGATATTAAAGAAGAATTTAGTGTTGTAGGTAACGCTACTGACGGATACAGAGTTGTGGCAAAGTACGCTGGGAAAGATATGTCTAAACTAAACGAAGGAAAAGAGTTTGAGGTAGACATGGGGAAAGTGAGTAGCTTCTTATCAGACCCTACAAAGAGTCCAAATAGTATGTTTGGATATATTGTTAATGACGACTGGGATGAAAGAATGCAGCAAAGCTCTAACAAGGTAGGATTGACTGGTAAGAATGGATTAATGAATCCAGAGTTCTTAAAAAATATAGGTACTACAACAAAGGTTCTTCCAGATGGAAGCAGTGTCCAAGTATCTAATAAATCAATTAACTTCAACGAGACTCAAAACTTAGTAGTAAACGATGCTAAGGCATTAGCTCAATTAGTTTCTAAGTCTGGTCCAGACAGGGTGTTATCAAACATACAAGCGTACGCTAGTTACGACTCAAAAACAGGAGAATACTTTATTTCAAAACCTAAAACTGCTGAAGATGGATTTTTACAATATGACAAAAACGGCAGTGTTATATTTGGAGAAAGGATTGTTTTAGCTACAGAGAAAGACGGAGCAACAGAGATAAATTCAGAGTTTTTTGACTTGTCAGCTGGTGGAGATCAATACGGAGGCATGACTAAAGCTGGTTATGAGAATCTTACAAGTATGTATACTATTTCTCAATTGACTGATGCAGGAGTATTTAATCAGCAGACTGGCGTTCCTATTCCTGGAACAAAAGTAGAAAAACCTACAGTCAGAAAACCAACAGAGGGAGAGATTCAAAGAAATATGAATACTGAGATAACAGATAAGTTTATTGAAGAGTTAAAGCTCGCTGAATCTGAAGATGTGTTTGGTGTTTCGGATATTGCAAGGTATGACGATGAAAGGCTTTCTAATATCTCTAGTATTTTAACTAATGCTTTTAAAGGCGAAAAAGGAACTGCTTATTATGATGAAAAATCAAAAACATTTGTGTTCCCAAAACCAAATGTAATGAGGGATGGTGAGTTAGTTCCTTCTGGAGAAAAGCTTACATTTAAGTATGATTTCGAAGCTAAAGACAAAGAGCAAGAAATAAAGAACTTAAGAAGTGCTATTGACACAGAGTTGAGAAATGTAGATCAAAACTCCCTTGATGAAGTAAGATATGGTAAATCTGAAAACTTAGAAGAGGCAAATAAATCTAGATTAGCTAAAAAAGACGTTAAAGAAACTATTGATTTATTAAAGAATCCAGATAATACTAAGCTATATAAAGATGATAAAGTTGTAGCTGAAACATTAACCACTAAATACCCAGAAGTATTTAAAGAAGGAGGTCTTAGTGTTAGACGTTATTATGCAGGAGGGCAGGGAATAATTGTAGAGGATGGCAACGATAAAGAAGTGTTAGACCTTAAACTACCCACTGCTTCGTCCACAGAGGAAGAGATAAATGAAATTAATAAAAAGCTTAGTGACTTTCTTACTGAACAAAAATTAAAAACAAGCGTAGAAGCAAGCACTGAAGAACCAGTGACAAATCCATTTTCTAAAAAATAATAAGATATACAAATGAACGATAAAGGAGAGCAATTTTACGAATATTTAAAGTCATCTAATATAGACGTTCCTGAATCTTATAAGGAATTTCAATCTTCAATGCAAGATAAGAATACCGCAAGTCAATTTTATTCATTTGTAAAGTCACAAAAAATAGATGTTCCAAATACTCCAGAGGAATTTCAATCTGTGTTTTCTAGCAGCGTGGAGGGTGAACCTGTAAATTTTACAAAAGGCTCTGTGGAGCTACAGTCGCAGCCTACAGAGCCTTCAAAGCAGAATGGGATTCCTTTTATAGATAACACACCAGAGTATTTAAAATCCACAGAATCTATTTCAAAAGAACAAAATAAAAAACCAAAAGACTCAGACTTATATAGTTGGGATGACGGAAATAAAAAACCAACTCAAGTAATTTCTGAAAAACAAGCAGAAAAAGATAAACTAGGTGTTAAATTAAATTTTGAAGACTTAGTGAGAAAAAAACTTCAAGAGATTCCTGAGCAAGACAAGATGCTTGAAGATGAGGTAAATAAAGCAAGTGATGCGTTGTTAGTTAATGAAAAAGCAAAGATTGACGCTGATATTGCTTCCCAAAATGATTCTCAAAATTTTAAAACAGACTTTGATAAAGGGTTGGATAGCATTATCAATAATGCGTTCCCTATGATGATGGGTGACTCTTCTTTTAATCAAAAGATGAGATTTGATTTATTAAACGACCCTGAAAGATTATCTAGATACAGACAAGATAAAACTATAGATAATGAAGAGTCATTTCTTATTCAATCTGAATACCTAAGAAATAAAATCACTCAAGAAGCATCGGAATTACAAAGTATTGAAAAGCCTACTGACTTCTTATCTTATATAGAAATTGAAAAGAAAAAAACAAACTTCATAAATGATTATGCAAAGTTTGTGAATCTTCAAACAGAAAACAAGCCTATCATAGATAAGATAAGAGAAGATCAAGAAATAATAGACGAATTAAATACAGGAGGTGTATTAAATTTTTCTAAAGACTTAGCTTTCAGGGCATTAAATAGCTTAAACAACGTTGCCACTGATTTAATAACTCTTCCAGCTACTCTTGCTTCAAGCTTTGAAGATATTACAGGTAGGGGTGATTTGTACACTATATCTGATAGAATATTAGACTATGCTGATAAAACATATAAAGATAAACTACTTGTAAGTGAGAGACAGTTTTATAACGAACAAACTGGAGAGTATGATTTAGGCGGTGCTTTTTTAGGTGCGGCAGATCAAGTGGGTATATTAGCAGCTTTAGCTTTGGGAAATGTATACGCTGGAAGAGCTGCGTTGGCTTCAACAGAAGGTAGTTTATTAACTTCATTTGCTAAAGACGCTTTAGTTTCTTCATCTCAAAACGTATATACTGTTGCTGGTGGATACGCTGCTTCATTAGAGAGTAATAGGAGGGATGCTAAAGAAATGAATCTAAGCGGATCAGATGCTTTCGCTTATACTCAATTCATGTCTTTACTAGAGGGAGCTACAGAGCTTATAATGCCAGATAACAAAATTTTCTCAAAAGAAATTAAAGATATTGCTCTTAAAACATTTGCATCTAATTTATCTAGAGGAAATCGTTTTGCTGCTAAAGAAGCGTTAAAGAGTATTGGAGAAATAGTTGGTAAAGAGAACTTAGAAGAAATTCTTGTCTTGGCTGGAAAGACATTTCAAACTGGAGCTATAGCTATTCAAAATGAAGATGTTGAAGTTTACTTACCAACTTTGGGTGAATTAATCAATACTGTAGCTACAACTACTATCGCATCTGGTACTATTCCAACTATAACAAGCTTGAATAAAAGAAAGCAAATTGAGAATCAAATGATACTCAAAGCTAGTAGAGACTTAAATGGAACTAAACAGGTTTTGGATCAATTTGTTAAAAAAGGAATAGTAAAAAAAGAAGATGCGAACGCATTCTTAAATAAGGTAAACAAATCATTTGAGGCGGTATCTGAGATACCTAGTAGCTTCACAGAAGAGGAAGCATCAACTACTTTAGATCAAGCAATAAGGCTTACGGAACTTAGAGCAGAAGCAAAGAATAAAAAAGGTGTTGCTAAAGAACAAATAGATGAAGAGATAAAATCTTTAGAAGAAGAGATAAGGATAAAATCACAAGAGGTAAAAATAAAAGAAACTGAAAATAAAGATAATACAGGGTTAAAACCTAGTGATCAAGAAGCAGACCTAACCTCTGAAACAGTATTGGAAAACAAAGCTGTTTTTAACGAGGTTTCAATCACTATTTCTAGCGGTGAGTCTGTCAATGAGGTAAAACTAGATAACGCTTTAAACGAGGCTTACGATGCGTTAAACCAGCTAGACGGGGTTAATACCCAGGAGGCTGAAATAATGCGAGAATTAATAGAAGATGAAATTCAAAAGTTAGAAAATTATGACAATATCACAACGACTGAAACTAGAAAAGTTGCCGAAGAACGTACAAGGACAGTTTCTAAAAAGACTCCAAGAAAAACAATCCCAAGGAAAGAAAAAAACTTCGTAGGTAAGAAGGTAAAATACACAGACGGTAAAGGTGGTGGTGCTTCAGGTACAATATCAGTTACTCAAACTCCAGACGGAAGGGAGTACTATGTTCTTGAAAGTGCTAATCCAACTGTGGTGGAAGGAGATGAAAGAAAGGTGTCTCAAACTGATACCCTTCAGCAAAAAGTAGTCTTAGGTGAAACATCGAAAGCTTTTAATGACGGTGTAGTAAACCTTGACAAAGAAGGTAATCCGACTAGTGTTACTTTTAAAACTAAAGAGGGAAACCAAATAACAATAAAGTCTCCAGAAATAGCCGTAGCTGTATCTGAAGAGAAGGTTATACAGCAACAATTTGACGAAGAGACATTTAACGAGACTTATTTAGAGTTTGTTGGAGAAGAACAAGTTGAGGTTAAGAAAGCTCCATCTGAGAAGAAGGTCGCTGTTAATACTAAGCCTAAATCAGAACCTAAACAAGCTTCTAAAACAGATAAGGAAAAACTAAGAGAAAAATTTGGCACAACTTCTCCTAAATTTAAAAAGGGAGAGCAAGGGGATACTATTGACACCTCAAACAAAGAGGAGGTACAAGATGAAATGGATAACCTACCAGAAGAAGTAGCAAATTTTGATGCTCCATCTAATCTAACTACAAATGAAAAAATCAACATTGGTAGTTTAGTACAAAGGTTTGGGAATAAATTAAAGAGTCTTTGGAACGGAGGCGTAATAAAAAACATATCTGACTTTAATGGCATACCTTTTATCTTTACTATATCTGACCAACTATCTTCTGGCGCAAAGGAAAACCCACTAACAGGCAATACCATAGACTTAAATGGAGGCTTAGGGTTTGCTTTGACTGAAGGTAATGAGAATAATGCTTGGGCAAACACTGCTGAGGATAAAGCAGCAGAAATGCTTAATAATGCGCAGGAAGTCTACAGAAACAATACTGAGCTTTTTGACAGGTTGTGGAAAGAGAAGAATCTACCTTACGGACATATTCCTGTAGCAATAGTTAAGATGGGGCAAGAGTCTATACTGACTAACGAAGCACTATTTAGACTGGCGGCAGACAACATAAAGACTCACTTCTCAGAGGAAGAAAGGAGAAACTCTTTGATTGGTTTGAAGGAGGACATAAAAGATTTTATATACTCTACTAGTAGTATTATTACTAAAGAAAATAAAAACAGAAAAAAGAAAGGCTTAAAGCCGCTAACAAAGTCTGAGGAACTTGATTTGAGAAATAAGGTATACTCAGAAAATAATGTTATTCAATTTATTAAGGATAATAACTTTACCACAATAGATGAACTACTCGATAACTTAAATAAGTTGTCGCCTATTGGAGATAGAAGACAAGTGTCAGACTTATTATTTACAGGAGGTGTAGGTAAAGACACAGACCCAACTAAGGGAAGGCCATCTAAAAAATCTGCTTTTGCGCTATTAGGCAACAAGGGTAAAGAGTACAATAAGTATATCCACACACAGACACTTAATAACATACTAAAAGAAGAAGCAACAAATAATATCCCAGAGGAGCATATAATTGGCATTACCTCTATTGATGTATTAAACCCTCAGCTTACAAAACCAAACCATAGAAACTACCCTGACGGAGTTAAAGGCCAAATGCTTGGGGTACTAGAGTCACCTGTACACGTTGCAGACGTTTTCCCAGAGGTTTACGCTAGGATATTTGCAATGAATAAGCCAGCGGTTGGAGGTGTAATGCCTTCTGTAAGAAAAGTTGTGGGGCAAGCTGTTGCTGCGTCTGGACAGATAGCAGCAATTAAAGCTCTTAGAGGAGCGAAAATAAATGATAAGCTAAGTGACCTTAACAAATTACTGGGTCTTTTAAAATTATCTTTTCCTAGCGTAACTGTTGTAGATACTAAAAAAGAGTTTGACAAGGCTTTAGATTCACCAAACGTTAAAAAGTTTGTAAAAGACGGGGAGGTAGTCTACGGATTTACTAGTGACGGAAGGGTATACCTTAATCCAGATAAGTTAAGTTTGAACACCCCACTACACGAATTTTCACACGTGTGGATGTCATTTTTGGAAGAGAATAATCCAGAATTGCTTGAAAAAGGATATAAGTTATTAGAGGGTACAGAGCTACTTAAAAGAAAAATAGAAGAGTTTGGAGACACTATATTAGCAAGGCAAGAAGCAATGGCTGAAGCGATTGCTAACAGAGGTGAAACAATAATTGAAGCAGGTAAAAACTCAAAATTTAAAAATTGGTTAAATGCTGTGTTTTCTTATCTTAAGTCTAAGGTTAATGGTTTTGAAGGGATGTCCCCAAAAGAGATTCAAAACATGAGCTTAGAGGATTTTGTAGATAATTCGTTAGCAGCTATCCTATCAGGCAAAGAAATAACAGAGAAACAAATTAAGTCAGTTGGGGTTAAATTTTCAAAAGGCAAGCCTTCTATACAAAATATAATAGACTTTGCAAAGGAGGAAGGAATATCTAACAAAGATTTAATAGAATTCCTTAAAGAAGAGGGTTACAGTGACTCTGCTATAAATAAAGCATTTCCAAAATCAAAAGCCGCACCTACATCAGTAATTGAAAAAGACGCGGTTAATGTAAAACTTATAAAAAACCTTAAGAATAAAATATCTAAGCTTACTGATAATAACGAGGCTAGAAAGGTAGTTGCAGCAGAGCTTAGGGTATTGTTAAAGGATTCAAGTTTAAGTCAGTTTTCTAAAACAACTGTAAATAAGGTTATCACAAACCTAAAGAATACCACAGTTGGAAATATGCAGAAGATGCTTGACAACGTTGGTGACGCTATAGCTAATGATGAGACAAGAGTAGCTAGAAACAATAGATACAAAGCAAGGGCTAATGCAATTAAAAATATAGCCAAGATAGGAGCTTTGAAGGAACTACAAAATTCTCTTATAACCGCTATAAGAATAGACCCAAAGTATTTATCAGACGATGCTTTAGCTAGGTATGACAGCATCATAAGTGATTTATTGAATGTAAACAAAAAGTATGATAATTCAACCAGGGAGGAATTTAGTAAAAATATAAATTACATCATAACTTCTTACTCTAGAGACTCAGTAAAGGCTAACAATATCGCTACGCTTATAAATGACTTAATAGATCCTAGCAAGAGCATACGATCAAATCTAGCAAAAATGTTAAAGGATGATATCCTTACAAAGGAGGAGCATGACATCATAACTAGATTTAGTGTGATTCTAAATGAATCGTCTATAGTTGATCCTATGGAGGGATATACAGACGAGGAATTAGCTGAATACAAATCAATGATTGAGTCTGAAAATCGTAAGGTAATAGAGAGTGATTTTATTGAAGCTATGGCTAAAGCCCAGTCTTCATTTATCTCTTTAATGTCTGGGGAGAAGGTGTACGTTGATAAGGCTAACAAAATAACAGTAGAAGACCTTAGAGATTTAAGCGTTAGAGATGCTAAGTTAACTGTAAGAGGCATCGAAATGATGAGAGCTGGATTTGTGACACCTAGTTTAGTTCAAGGAATTATAAAGATTGATGGTCACAGAGCTGCAAACAAAGTTCCTCTTCTAGAGATAAAAGAATCTGGCGTAATAGATAAGGTATACAGCAGAATAAAAACTGGAGCAACAAATACATTTAAGTCAAGAAAAAATAAGTCTACAGCTGTTGCTGATAGAATTTCGGCAAGTCCATTAAAGAATCTTGAACAACTATTCGATGTTGAAAAGGAAATGAAGGACGGTGCTAAGAAGTTTAAAGCCACATCGTTGTACGAGTCTTTGTTCAGACCTTCTTCTGTTGCTCTATCAAAAGCTCAAGATGATTTAAAAGTAGCTGAAACAAACTTAAAAGCAGCAAACAATCTTTTGTCATTCAACCAAAATGAAAGGTTTATTCAGAAAGCCAAGATTATGATCTATCAAATACAAAGAGAATTTGATAGCAACAAAGGCAATAAAGAGGTAAACCCAGCTATTGATTGGATTAACGCATCAATTAAAGACAAGGACACGCTTCTTAGCGATAAGGAAATCAAGGCTTTAGAAAAAATAAGAGATGAGTTCTTAGTTGATGGGCAGATAGACGCTAAAAGTATTTTCGATAGTTTAACTGAAAAAGAAGTTAAAGCGTTAAGACTTATAGATAAAGTTTATAACAGCATCCAAGATAAGGCAACGGTTGATGCAACAGCTCAGGGATTGCCATTTATCTTAAGAGAGAACTACGTACACTTACCAAAATCCTCAAAGCAGACTGACCAAGTAAGTGATGACTTCAATGATTTGTTTGAAACATTTAAAAACCCATCAATAAAAAGCAAGGCTTTAATACAACGTACTGGCAAGACTCACTCAGTATCATTTGACCCGGTATCAAACGCTTACGCAGCATCGAGAAAAGCTATAAATAGCTACTATATGTACCCAGTCGTTAAGTCTGCAAAGGTGTCGTTTAGTAGCTTATCTAAAAAAGCTGAAACTAAGTTCTCTAAAGACCTTGTTTCTTCGTTGGAGGATGTTTACGACACTATTATTAGAAATGAGTTCCAGGCTAATGTTAGAAATAGCGCTGTTATTGAAAAGGGATTGGCTTGGTTTGGTAAGGCTGGATACTTATCTCAATTAGCTGGACCAGTTAAATCTGTAGTCGAGCTAACAACAAATGCGACACACGCTATGTTCTTGAATCCAGCAGCTTTTGTTAATGGAGAGAAAATTATGTTTAGCGAAAGCTCAGAAATAATTGATGCGGCACTTAGGTTTACAAATACAACACAGGGTTCTAGAATCACTGGGAACGCTGACCTAGAAAGCTCATCAAGCGTTGAGTCTAGGTTGTTTGAAAAATCAAAGCTGTTCTCTAACGAAGAGATGACTAGTGAGTTCTCGGCCAATGCAAAAACTGTATTTGCAGCTGCTAAAATCCCATTTGATTTTGCTATTAAATTCAACGAAGGACTTATATCAAAGCCAGATACATTAATAGCTAGACCTTTGTTTATTGGTGTGTTCAGTCAAGAGTTTAAGAAATTAACAGGGCAGAAGTTAAATTGGGAAAAAATGGCAAATGACGAGGCTTATCGAGAAAGATTTGCCGAAGCTATAGACCAGTCGTCTGCCGCTGCTGACTCAGCTGTAATCGACAATGCTGCGTCAAACAACCCTTTTGACTCTATACCTAAGAATTTGGCTGACCCAGACGCTTCTATGATAAAAAGAGCGTACCAAACCATGAACGTGTACATGAGTAGGTTTAGAATCTTTGAATACTATTCAGCTTTAAAAGGTGTTCAAAACCTATTTGGCAAGGGCGAGATAACAAGAATGCAGGGAGCAATGCTTCTAACTGGAACTGTGGTTAGAATGTCAATGTATAAAATGGCAATGGAGACTGTCTTTAGCTTAATATTTTCAATGCTAGGAATAGACGATGATGAAGATGAGATAAATCCAAGCACAGACATAACAAGAAACATCTTGGGAGGTATAGCCACACTAGCTTTTGGTAGAAACTTAGGTAACTTTGCGCAGATGCCAGTAAACTATGGGATAGAATGGCTAAATGAGCTGTATGGCGAAGGAATAACAAGAGAGGGTGAATATAATCCGTATAAAGACAGTGTTGTATTTTCAAAAATAGCTTTGAATCCAGACCCACAGGATAATGCGTTTCTTAATTTAATTGTTTCTTCTTTAGGTTCTTTTACACCTGTAGTGAAAACAGCGTTAAGAGCTAGTGAGCTTTCTACAAGAGTTCAGACAGGAAAAAACGAAGAGACCATTCAGAAGAATAAGGATGAGTTATTTGAAAGAATACCATTTGAGTTAGCTGGAGAGACGGGAGTTATACCTGGATACAAGGACTTGAGAAAAATATATCTGAAGTATTTATTCCAAGGAATTAATGACGCTAAAAAAGAGAAGACAACTTCTTCTGAAAGACCTCAAAGATCAGAGCGAGCGGAGCGTCCTGAACGAGCTGAACGAGCGGATCGTCCTAGTAGATAAAGAAAAAGGGAGGTATCAATTAAGATATCTCCCTTTTTTATTGAACCAATAAAACCAAATCAGGTGCGAATATATAAAAACATATTAAACCTGTATAGCATAATTAAAAAATAATTATCCATCACAGCTTAAGCAGTTGGTATCAGTAGCCATCGAAGCTATATCTCCCCTTAGCACAGACTCAGTTCTTACATAGTAAAGAGTCTTGATTCCCTTTTTCCAAGCGTCCATGTGTACCCTGTTTATAAACTTAGGATCAACCGTAGAAGGAAAAGCAAGATTAAGACTGACGCTTTGGTCTATATACTGTTGGCGTATACCAGCTTGATTAACAACCTCTAACTGATTTATCTCCTTAAAGGTTTTGAATACTGCTTTGGCCGGGAACATATTAGGACCAACCAAAACATCTTCCAGCTCATCTATGTCTTGCACAGAACCACCATCAGAAAGAATCTTATTCCAAATACGATCTGTGTTCAGATTATTTTCACTCAAAACCCTTTCTAGTGTAGGATTTTTTCTAATAAACGTTCCCTTAAGTGACTGCTCTGTAAAAACATTAGCTGCCCAAGGCTCAATACCAGAACTAACATTACCACTAAGTTTCGAATTAGAAACGGTAGGAGCAACAGCACGAAGATGCGTGTTTCGCATTCCTGTACCAACACACCAAAGCGGCTCTCCGAAAGCTTCTGCAAGAGCCATGCTTGCTCTCTCTGTTTCAATCTTGATTTGACTAAAGATTCTACGAGTCTCATACTGCGATAGTAAACCTTCGAAAGGTAATCCTTTCTCTTGAAGGTAAGTGTGCCATCCAAGTACGCCCAGTCCCAAGGCACGTCCTTTCTCAGCAGAACGCACGGAGTTTTCAAGCCCAATCTTACCTTTTGCTTTTTGAATAAACTCTTCAAGAACTCCGTCAAGAAACCATATAGAGTCGTAAATAACATTTGTGTCTTTCCACTCATCGTACTTAGCTAAATTAAGACTAGACAAACAACAAACAAAGCTGTGGTTCTCATCTGTGTGTAAGACAATTTCAGAACATATGTTTGTCATATGAACCTTCAATCCAAGCTTCTTATACTGCTCTGGATTATGTTTGTTCACATTGCCCTTGAACATGATGTACGGCTCTCCAGTAGCTTTACGCTTTTGAAGTAGCTTACTCCATTTTGTTCTAGCTTCGGTATCACCGTCTAATAGCTTTCGCATGAACTTATCTCCAACTACAGCACACTGGTGCAGGTTAAGAGACTGTCTGTTTACATCACCTCTAGGCTCTCTAATCTCAAGCCAATTCTCAAAGTCATCATGCTCTATGTTTAGATTTACACTTGCAGCACCTCTTCTTACAGACCCTTGATTTGTAGCTAGGATAGATGAGTCATATATTTTACAGAAGGGAACTACACCGTCAGATGTTCCATTCCCTTTTATGTTAGCACCAGCTGGTCTGATTTGGTTAATACCAACACCAACACCACCGCCATGTTTTGCAAGCAGCATCATCTCAAGATTCTTACCTCCAATATCAGCGATTGAATCAGCAACATCAATACCGAAACAACTAATAGGCAATCCTCTTGACGTGCCTGTATTAGAAAGCACAGGAGACGCTAAACACAACCAACCCTTCCATATGTACTCAAAGAAAGTTTTAGCCATCTCAGGACGGTCTAAATGAGCTGCAACAGTATTAGATACTCTCCAGTAGGCATCTCTTGGTGTTTCATTGTTTAATAAGTAACCACCCTGTATTGTTTTCTTGTACACGTCTGAGTCTGCCCACTCAGGATAGTCAACTCCTTTTACCCAATCACTACTCTGCATCTTCTTTTCTTTTTTTAATTTCCTCTAGGTTTTTGTTCTTTAAAGACTCAAGCGCTTCGTTATACTGCGGCATCATCTTTACTAGCTCTAGTGTTCCTACAGCAATCTGCTTTGTTTGTTGCATTTCATTAAGTAGGTACTCAACTAGCCTTGTTAGTGATTCTACTTTCTTAATCGTTTTTAAAATTGTACTCTCTTTCATTTTATTTAATTTAATTGTTCCCATATGTTCTCAAAGTCTTCTCCTTCGTTTGCTTTACTGTAGTCTGTTGGTCTTACTGAAAAGAAATCTGTATGTGTGTGTCCTCCAGTCAGGTGATAAAACCAGTCTAATTCTTTAGCGGATTCATCATTGTAGTAAAATATACTTCCGTACCCTATTTCATTTAACTTCTCGTTTGTTCTTCTTCTTATGAAGTTTTTAAGGTCTTCCTTTTTAAGGTTTTCTAAATCACCGTACTCAAACATTTTGTCTATGTACTTCTCTTCTAGATCAACCATTATTTTAGCAGCCTCACTAACCTTATCCTTGATCTCTTCCCTTAGACCTTCTTGCTCATCACACATCTGATTGAATAGCATACATCCCATCTTAGAATGAAGAGATTCGTCCCTTACACTCCACTTCATTTGTTGCCCAATACCTTTGAGTAGGTTACGTAGCTGGAAGCTATAAAGAACAGCAAAAGCAGAATACAAAGAAACACCTTCTGCGAAAGCACTAAATATAGCCAAAGACGTAGCAATTCCGACCCTATCGCTACCGTTGTAAGCCACAAGATTATTAAATCTTCGAGCCGTATTCTCCTCATGTAAAAAAGCTTTAAAATCATTAAGACCTAATGTCTCGTTAAGGTACGAATATGCAACAGCGTGTATAGTCTCTTGCGACCCAAACATCATTGCCATTTGTTGTATCTCGTGCTTCGGAAACCAAGACACTACTTTTTGTGTCCAATAATCAGAAACAGCACACTCTGTTTGTGCGAAACCAAGAAGTATGTTTCCAACTAAGTTCTTCTCAGAAACTGTTAATCTTTCATTCCAGTCTTTAACATCTCCAGACATACTTATTTCTGTGTGCAACCAAAATGCTTGAGCCTGCTTTAACCATCCCTCCGTGTAGTACACCGGGTACTCAAAAGGTTTGTACTCTATTCTCTCATCAAATAATCCCATATTAACTACTGTATATTATTAGCGACATATATATAAATGGAAGATAAACAGTGTCTGTACTTTTAATAAAAGACTTGTTCGTCTTTTTATTTACTTCTTCCGTTACGTAATTTCTAAAACCAATTAGAAATCCAGGGTACAGACCTACACTTATTTCCCAATTCATAGCATATCCATTAAGTGTATCGTCTCTTCGTCAATGCACTGATAAAACCTACTCTGCAAGTGTTCAAATGCCTTGTACTCATCATCGGTTAAATCTCCCTTACCGTAATTCCTGAGAACATTCCTATACTCATGTATAGCAAAGAATAATTTATCAGCCATAACAGCTCGAAGGTGCGATAATTTCTGATCATTATCAGTGAGGTCAAACTCTAGTATTGCCTTACCTGTCATTACTTATTGGTTTTGAATTATTTTTTTTATGTCACCTATTGTTTTTATCCCTTTATCATCACCATCTATCACCACAACTGGCGTATCATTTGGTAATAATTGAGCCAATGGATTTTTCCATACTGCTACTTCATTCATAAAAGCAATTTCAATTGTTCTCTCTGCATCTGTAATAAACAGGGATGGAACTTTGACTCCAAATATTGTTTTCATTTGATTTTTTTTATTAGTTCTATAACTATGTCACACTCTTTTTGGTTTTGAGGCTTATACAATATTACGCCTTTTAAGTTTTGTTTAGCATAATACTTAAACAATTTCCACCTTAATGGGAAACTCTCGTTAGCCCTTCCTTTGCATTCTATTATAAACCTGTTACTTACAAAGTCTGGAGTGTAGGATAGTTTAAGGACTTTTTTACGACCTCTGTTTATCATATCTCCCTTTCCGTTTGCCTGTCTTTCGTAAGAATCTTCATCAAAGAAAAAAGAAGGTATAAGCTCATATGTTTTACCCTCGTACTCAGCTTCTATTCCAGCTTCCTTTAAAGCTTTGTACATATAACACTCTAATCCAGATAGAAATTCTATACCATCGTACTTAACTTTATTAGACCTTACTGGACCAAGTTTCTTTTTTAGTTTCATCTTATGGGTATTTAATGTATTCTACTTTATCTTCAGTGACTGGGTTCTCTAAAAATCTATCAATGACTTCTTTTGCCATTTCTAATTTTCGTACACTATTTGAAAGACTTTTACATGGAGATA